CTACGACACCTTCAAGGTTAAAGCGGCGGACGGACGCATTTGGAAGTTTATGAGCGACGGCAGCATTAAAACCGAAAGAAAAGAAAACGGGCGCAAGGTTCCGACAGACAAATCCTACAGCGTTGAGCTGGTCAGCCCCATACTTACCTACAGAGAGGACATTGACACATTGCAGGAGCTGATACGGCAATTGCGGCATGCGGGCGCGTTCACAAACAACTCCTGCGGGATTCACATACATCTTGACGGAGCAAACCATACGGTAAGGAGCATTCGAAACTTTATCAACATAATAGCGAGCAAGAACGACCTTTTCTACAAAGCGCTTCAGATAGCGCCGGAGAGAATGCACTACTGCAAAAAGATGGATGAGGTTTTGGTAAGCAAAATAAACCTCAAAAGGCCAAAAACCATGAGCCGGATAGAAAGTCTATGGTACGAAGGCTACATGGAAAGCACAAGCCGTCATTACCATTCAAGCAGATATCATTTTCTCAACCTACACAGCTTTTTCACTGGGCATCATACGGTAGAGCTAAGAGGCTTCAACAGCACCCTTCACGCAGGCAAGGTAAGAAGCTACATTGTTTTGGCCTTGGCGCTCAACCATCAGGCATTGACGCAAAAGAGCGCCAGCGCCAAGAAGCCGCAGGTGGAAAATGAGAAGTTTGCGATGAGGACATACCTTAACAGGATAGGGCTTATCGGCGACGAGTTTAAAAACTGCCGGGAGCACCTTTGCAAGCACCTCGACGGCAACGCAGCATGGCGGTTTCGGGCAGCCTGATGAAAGCCGGATAAAATAGCAGGGCGGCCGCTGCGCCGCCTTGCACAGTACAAAACTATGATAAAAGGAGCAATGCAGAATGAGCAAAAAACTATATTTAGCATACGGCTCAAACCTAAACCTTGAGCAAATGGCGCACCGCTGCCCTACTGCAAAGGTCGTGGGAAAAGCCGAGATTAACAATATGCAGTTGTTATTCCGTGGGCCGCATGATGGAGCTGTGGCGACCATTGAACCTCGGAAGGGTTCAGCCGTGCCGGTTTTGGTATGGGAAATCACTCCGGAGGACGAGGCGGCGCTTGACCGTTACGAGGGATTCCCCTTTTTATATCGCAAAGAAAACTTCAAGGTTAGCCTGGACGGCAAAAAGGTCAGCGCAATGGCATACATTATGAATGAAGGCAGACCTCTCGGGAAGCCCGGCTGCTATTATTACAGTATCATATATGAAGGATACATGTCCGCCGGCTTTGATACGGAAATTCTGAAAAAGGCGGTAGCGGACTCTATGGAGGATTGATAGTATAAAAAATACGTTATATCACAGAGCAGCGTCTAAAGCGGCGCTGTTTTTCGTTTGAGCAGATTTAATAAAGGAGGCGGTGATAATACGGAAACTAAAGAAATACACTCCAACGCGCTTTATGGCGAAGGATTCATATTACAGCAAAGAGGCCGCCGACTATGCTGTTGCTTTCATTCAAGCCTTGCGTCATACAACAGGGATTTGGGACGGCAAACCCTTTGAACTTATAGATTGGCAGGAGCAAATCATCCGGGATATTTTCGGTATCCTAAAGCCGAATGGATACAGGCAATTTAATACGGCATATATTGAAGTCCCCAAAAAGAACGGGAAATCGGAGCTTGCGGCAGCGGTTGCCTTGCTTTTGACCTGCGGCGACGGAGAACAGCGCGCAAAGGTGTACAGCTGCGCCTCGGATAAAAACCAAGCAAGGATTGTGTTTGATGTCGCAATGGCGATGGTAAGAAAATCCCCTGCGTTATCCAAGCGGGTTAAAATAACGGAATCCACAAAAACGCTTTTTTATATCCCCACCGAAAGCACATATCAGGTTCTGTCCGCGGACGTTGCAAGCAAGCATGGCTTTAACACACATGGCGTTATTTTTGACGAGCTGCACACCCAGCCCAACAGAAAGCTATACGATGTTATGACCAAGGGCAGCGGTGATGCACGGATGCAGCCGCTGTATTTTCTCATCACCACTGCCGGGGACAACACCAATTCCATTTGCTATGAGGTGCATCAGAAGGCATTGGATATTTTAAATGGCAGAAAGCACGATCCAACCTTTTATCCGGTTATTTTCGGCGCTGACCCCGACGATGATTGGACGGATCCGAAGGTATGGAAAAAAGCCAATCCTTCTCTGGGCATCACCGTCGGTATAGACAAAGTAAAAGCCGCTTGTGAAAGCGCCAAGCAAAACCCCGCGGAGGAGAACAGCTTCCGCCAACTTCGCCTAAATCAATGGGTAAAACAGACCGTGCGCTGGATGCCTATGGACAAATGGGACGCTTGTGCTTTTCCGGTTGACCCGAAGATGCTGGAAGGCAGGGTTTGTTATGGCGGGCTAGACCTTTCAAGCAGTATTGATATTACAGCGTTCGTATTGGTATTTCCGCCGGAGGATGAGGATGATAAATACATTGTCCTTCCGTACTTCTGGATACCTGAGGATAATGTTGACTTGAGAGTGAAACGCGACCATGTAAACTATGATTTGTGGATAAAACAAGGATACTTGAAAACCACCGAAGGAAATGTTGTGCATTACGGTTTCATTGAGAAGTTTATAGAGGAGCTTGGCACAAGATACAACATCCGTGAGATTGCTTTTGACCGTTGGGGCGCGGTTCAAATGGTACAAAACCTTGAAGGTATGGGATTCACAGTTGTTCCGTTTGGTCAGGGATTTAAGGATATGTCGCCGCCAACAAAGGAACTGATGAAGCTGGTATTGGAACAAAAAATAGCGCATGGCGGGCATCCGGTGCTTCGCTGGATGATGGACAATATCTTTATCCGCACCGATCCCGCCGGAAATATTAAACCAGATAAGGAAAAGAGCTCAGAGAAAATTGACGGTGCTGTGGCGACTATTATGGCACTTGATAGAGCAATCCGGTGCGGTAATGACATAGGAGCCTCGGTTTATGATGATCGTGGCATTTTATTTATATGACGCATTGTTCCGATATTGGCAAAAATATTGTTCCGAAACCGTTGATATTATTCCGACATGACAGGAGGTGACACTTTGAAATGGTTTAATAAGAGCAGGAAAATAAAGAACGACATGTCGAAGCGGTATGCAAACTTTATTAAAGGCGAGGACATTGACGGCAGCCTGTCGTTATCGGGGATATATGTATCGGAGGAAAACTCCATAACGGTAAGTGGTGTGTTTGCGTGTGTCAGGGTAATCGCGGAGGATATTGCAAGCCTTCCCCTCGCCTTATACAAACGCCTGCCCCGGGGCAAAGAAAAGGCTGTCGATCATCCGCTATATTACCTCATTCACGACAGCCCCAACGAGGAGATGACGGCTTTTGCGTTCAAGGAAGCCATGATGACAAACCTGCTTTTATGGGGCAATGCCTATGCACAGATTATACGGAATAAACACGACCAAGTTGTAAGCCTGCATCCCCTTTTATCATCACGCATGACCGTTGCAAAAGACCAAAACTACGAGCGAGTATATTTTTACACAAACGATAAGGGAGAAACCTTTACTTTAAAAAAGGATCAGGTTTTGCATATCGGCGGCATTGGCTTTGACGGCATTACAGGTTTGTCACCCATCAGCGTGGCAAGGGAAGCCATAGGCCTTGCAAAGGCAACCGAGGTGTATGGCAATAAATTCTTTGCAAACGGCGCCCGTCCCGGCGGCGTGTTGGAGCATCCCGGCACCTTAAAGGATCCAAGCAAGGTAAGAGAATCATGGGAAGCGGTATACAAAGGCGCGCATAATTCGCATAAAATTGCCGTCCTCGAAGAGGGCATGAAGTACCATGAAATCGGCCTTCCGCAAAAGGATGCGCAGTTTTTGGAGACAAGGCAGTTTCAGCTTAATGAGATTTGCAGGATATTCAGAGTGCCGCCGCACTTGGTGGGCGATTTAACAAGAAGTACATTTTCAAATATAGAGCATCAATCCATAGATTATGTGGTTCATACATTAAGGCCATGGCTTGTTCGTTTGGAGCAGGCCTTTAATTTATGCCTTTTAGACGAGTACGAGCGAAAGGAATACTTTACAAAATTCAATGTTGATGGACTTTTGCGTGGGGATTTTGCAGCACGAATGAATGGCTATGCCGTAGGCAGGCAAAACGGCTGGTTCTCTGCAAACGACATACGAGAACTGGAGGACATGAACCCTATTCCAAATGATCAAGGAGGAGATATCTATTTAGTAAACGGAAATATGGTAAGCGCAACAACTGCTGCGCAAAACGGAGGTGGTAAAAACAATGCGTAAGTTTTGGAATTTCAGTAAAACGGAAAACGGTGAGAACATCCTGCGCCTTGACGGCGAGATTGCATCGGAAAGTTGGTGGGGCGATGAGGTTACACCAAAAATGTTTATGGGTGAACTTGCTGAGTGTATTGGGGATATAACCGTTTGGATTAACTCCCCCGGCGGCGATGTGGTGGCAGGCTCGCAGATATATACTGCACTAAAAGAGCATAAAGGACAGGTTACCGTTAAGATTGACGGCATTGCAGCAAGTGCTGCATCGGTTATTGCAATGGCTGGTGATTTCGTGTATATGTCTCCCACCAGCCTACTAATGATTCATGACCCCATGACCATTGCAATGGGCGATGAAGGCGCAATGGAGCAGGCGATTGCAATTCTTCGTGAATGTAAGGAAAGTATTATTAATGCCTATTCCTTAAAAACAGGTATCTCACGGGCAAAAATCTCAAGGCTTATGTCAGATGAAACCTGGATGAATGCTAAAAAAGCCGTAGAACTTGGGTTTGCCGATAAAATCTTGTACACCGACAATGAGATAAAAAATGATGATATTTTGGATTCATACATTTTTGGTCGCAGAGTTGTGTTTAATTCACTCCTTGCAAAACTGCCAAAGAAAAAGCCACCTGAACCTGAGCCGGAGGATAATTCATACATGGATGAGATTGAAACCTTAAAAACCGAATTTGAAATTATATAACAGGAGGATTGATTATTATGAACAAAAAACTACTTGCCATGATGGGCAAAAGAAGCGAACTGAAAAATCAAGCACAGACACTGCTTGATACTGCGGGAAAAGAAGGCAGGCCGTTGACAGACGAGGAGAAGGCTGCGCTATCTGATTTAAAAGCTAAGATTGCAAATTGGGATGAAACTATTTCCGAGATGGCGGAATTGCTTGAAGACTCCGCGCCGATTGATGTGCCGGTAAACAAGGCAGATGCACCTGCAAGCGGCAACATCGGTAAATTTGCAAACTTTGGCGAACAACTGAAAGCGGTATACAATGCCGCACAGCCAAACCGCCCGGTCATTGACGAACGTCTTATGAACTCCGCAAGCGGAGCCAATGAAAGCGTTCCGTCAGATGGTGGTTTCCTTGTGCAGACTGATTTTGCAAGTGAATTACTAAAACATGCCTTTGAAACAGGGATACTTGCTCCCAAGTGCAAAAAGATACCTATCTCAACGGGTGCCAACGGCCTTAAAATCAATGCCCTTGACGATTCATCCCGTGCAAACGGAGCAAGATGGGGCGGTATTCAGACTTACTGGGAAAATGAAGCGGATGAACTGGTTTCATCAAAGCCGAAGTTCAGAACGATGGATTTATCCCTTAAAAAGCTGACGGGACTTTGCTATGCAACAGATGAGCTTTTGCAGGACGCTGCAGCCCTGCAAAGTGTGATCACTCAAGGGTTTGCAGAGGAATTTGGATTTAAAATTGATGACACCATACTAAACGGTACCGGCTCGGGTCAGCCCCTTGGCATATTAAACTCCACGGCACTGGTAACGGTGGCGAAAGAAACTGATCAGAGTGCGAAGATAACAGTAGAAAACCTCATCAAAATGTGGTCAAGGTGCTGGGGGCGCAGCCGTGCAAATGCGGTATGGTACATAAACCAGGAATTAGAACCATATCTGTATACCTTACAGGTAGGAGACAAACCTGTATATATTCCTGCAGGCGGTCTTTCCGAAAAACCCTATGGCACCCTGTTTGGCAGACCTGTTGTTCCTATTGAGCAGTGCAGTGCGGCAGGAACAGTGGGAGACATTATATTAGGGGATCTGTCGCAGTATCTTTTAATTGACAAAGGCGGAATCAATTCTGCAAGCTCCATACATGTTAGATTTTTGTATGATGAGAGCGTGTTCAGATTCATCTACCGTGTGGACGGGCAGCCTATTTGGAACAAACCGATTACACCGTACAAAGGCTCAAGTACTCTGTCGCCTTTTGTAACCTTGGCGGCAAGATAAGGAGGTAAATTATATGCGTATTGATACTTTAGGAAAGATAACACCCATATCCGTGCCGGGGACAATTTTCGGTGCGGCAATAACGGGAGCATTTGTGGAGCTTACAAACTACCAGCAAGTAACTTTTATTGTTGCAAGCGGAGAGGGCGATGCCGGGGAAACCACCATTACGGTTGAAGGCAAGCTTGGCGTAGACGGAACAGCGGCGGCAATTCCGTTTATGTACATGGTAAGCGGGGATACAGAGTTTACAGAAAAAGAGGCAACAGGTGTCGCCTTCGGTATCGGCGGCGCGTCGGGCAAGAGCAAGTATGCTGTGATTACGGTAACCGATACCATGCTTGCAAAGGCAGGATATGACAGGGTATGCATTAAAACCACGAAGGTGGCAAACTCCACTGTTCCCGGTGCCATTTATGCCATTCAAACCAAGCCGAGGTATTTGGAATGATAACACTCGATACGGTTAAGGAATTCTTAAGGATAGACCATACCGAGGAGGATGGGTATTTAAATATACTCATCCTTCTGGCAAGTGAGATGGCAGAAAATTATCTAAGGATATCGCTCCCAGAAACCCTTCCCGAGAGCATACGGCAGGCGATTCTGATAACTATCGCCCACTTTTATGAAAAGCGTGACGGAGAGCCGGTACCCCAAGTTGTGTATCGGCTTTTGGACACTTACCGGAAGGAGATGTTTTAATGGATTTTTCAAAACTTCGGCATAGGATTATATTCCTTCGACCAACGGATACGGTAACCAACAGCATGGGCGAAACGGTACCGAGATACAGGCCGTTTAAACCGTACCTCCCCCTTCCCTTGCAGGTTCAAGGCGAGGATGTCTATCTAAAGTATGACTCTGACGGAAATGCGGTGTTTGTTTATGCTGATGGGAAGCCCTATGCACACAAGCTTGCTTTAAAGGAATATTCGGTTGCGGGATTTGTTTCTCCAATGAGCGGACGGGAGTATGAGGAAAGCCAGAAACTACGGGCTGAAACCACATACAAAATATCTACCCGCTTTTTTAGGAACATTACCCCTGAGATGCGGATTTTGTATGACAGCCGGGAGTTTGAAATTGTATCCGTGCTGGATTTAAATGAGCGGCATGAGGAACTGCAGATTATTGCAATTGAGCGTGATAGACATTCATCGCAGGATTTCAAAGGTGAAAACAATGAGTAATGACGGTACTTTCGGTTTTGAAGAACTTCAAAAAGCATTTAACCGCATAGAGAAAAAATATCCCGACAAAACAGATGCTATGCTGATGGCGCTGGGGCGAGTGGCTACAAGCAAAACTAAAGCCAAAACCCCTGTTGGTAAAACCAAAAAGCTAAAAGGAAGTTGGCGGCTTAAAAAGCCCAAGCGGTACGGTAAAACCCGTGTGGTTCGTACACAGTCACAGGCTCCCCATGCTCATTTGGTGGAGTTGGGTCATGAAATTGTTCGCGGCGGTAAAACGAGAAAAAGAGGGCGCTATCTTAACACATTGGAGCGGCAGGTGCGAGGTATTCAGTCAAAAGGCAGAGTCGAAGGCAGAAAAATGCTTGAAACTTCCTTTAACGAAATGGAAAGTACATTCGACAAATCCGCAGAAAAACTATTGGATGATTTAACAAGTGAGGTAGAAATATGATAGAACTGAAAGATATACAAACAGCGATTGCCGATGTGCTAAAGAAGAATAGCTACACGGTTACCGCATCAGAGGTGGAACAGGGTTTTCAAAAACCCACCTTTTTTGTTGACGTTTTGCCTGTTTCAGTACAAATCCAAAACAAATACTCTGAACTCGTGACTGTCAGCGTGGAACTTTCCTATCATCCGCTGGTTGAAACCCGAGAGCATTTGGTTGAAGTATCAGATAGCATAAAAAATATGTTCCTATATACTCCCATTCTCGTATGCGATAGGTTTTTATCCGCTGACGAGATTCTCTTTGACACAGATAGATCCGCTTTGGTCACGTACTTTGAACTTACCTTTATGCAGGAAACAAATATTACAGAAAAAGAATATCCCAAAATGAAGAATTTACACACGGAGGTGAAGCAAAACAATGGGACTGCCGCAGATAATAATTCAGTTTAAGACTTTGGCGGAAACTTTGGTGTCGCGAAGCGAAAGAGGTATTGTCGCCGTAATTTTAAAAGACAATACTTCAACCTTTGACACCAAAACCTATAAAAAGGAAAGTGAAATTGTCAAAAGCCACTATACTACAACCAACCTTGCGTTTTTATCACAAGTTTTCCTTGGAAACCCTTCAGCGGTTATTGTAGAGCGTATCGGAACGGACGGTAATATCGATACTGCCTTGGAAAGGCTCAAAAACAAAAAGTGGAACTGGCTGACGGTGCCATCGGTGGACAGCAGTGAAACAGGAATAATTGCAGACTGGATTCGTGAGCAGCGCAGCACTTATCATAAAACTTTTAAGGTAGTTCTGCCCGATACCGCCGCAGACAGTGAGGGCGTTGTAAACTTTGCTACGGACGGTATCAAGGTAGGCACAAAAACATATACCGCAGCCGAATACTGCCCGAGAATTGCAGGTATTCTTGCGGGGCTGCCTTTAAACCGCAGCGCCACATATTATGCCCTGCCGGAAGTGGAATCTATAACTGAAAGCGAAGACCCCGACTCAGACATTGACGCAGGCAAGCTGATACTAATCAATGACGGAACAAAGATTAAAATTGCCAGGGCGGTTAACTCACTTATGACGCTCACTGACACATCGGGTGAAGATTTTAAGAAGATAAAGATTGTAGAAGCCGCCGATATGATTCGTGACGATATTCGAACTACCTTTGAGGATGAGTTTATCGGGCAGATTGAAAACAGCTATGACAATAAAATCATCTTCCTTGCGGCTGTGAACAAATATTTAAAGGACCTTGCGGATTCGGGGGTTTTGTATGATAAGTTTGACAACAAGGCGGAGATAGATATTGATGCTACCGCAAACTGGCTTAAGCAAACAAGGGATATATCGCTATGGGACGAAGAAAAAATCAAGACCGCAAACACAGGAACAAATGTGTTTGTAAAGGCAAATATTCAAATCCAGGACGCTATGGAAGATTTGAAGTTCACAATCTATATGAGTTAAAGAGGTGATATAAATGGCGCAAAAATCAACAGCACCCCGTGTGATGAATGGCAAATGGGGTATGCTTTACTGGGACGGAGAGCCGGTGTTCGAGGTTTCAAAGTTTGAGGCAACCTTAAAGCTTGAGCGTGAGGATGTGGACTTTGCTATGCAGATGAGCCGCGACTCAAAGCTTACCGGCTACTCCGGAGAATTTTCTTTTACCATAAAGAAAATCTTTTCAAGAGGGCAAATAAAGCTGGCTAATGCAATAAAGCAAGGAAGAGACGTTAGATGTCAATTAATCGGAAAGCTTGACGACCCTGACGCTTACGGCAGTGAACGGCTCGTCTTAAACAACTGCTGGTTTGGGGATTTGGTACTTATGAGCTTTGAAAATGCCAAGGTGTTGGAGGAAGAATACAGCGGCGGTTTTACCGACTTTGACTTCCCTGATACTGTGAGAGTGAGGTAGGAATATGAAAAAACATACGAAAATAACCGTTGAGGAGCTTGTGCGTCGTAAGGAGCAAATGCTTAAAAGCAAACAGCAAAAGAAAACCAAGGAGTTATATATTAAATCCCTGGACGGTACAATTACCATAGAGGAGCCGGATGCAGCCCTTGCCCGCGACGCGCAGGAGATGGAGGAAAAAGGCGACGCATATATTGTGTATTCCTGCGTAATAGAACCTTCTCTGAAATCAAAACAGCTACAGGACGCGTTCGGGTGCGTTGAACCTATGGAGATCGTTGAGAAAATCTTTGATGTGGGCGAAATCCCGCAGATTGCGGTGGAGTGCATTAAGCTTGCAGGGTATATTGATGGAGTAAAGCCCATTGATGATTTAAAAAACTAATCGCTGCAGATAGTGAGCTTTACATGATGCATCATTATCTGCAGCGAGGCTGGAGATTCAGTGACTTTATAGGGCTATCCCTGTTGGAAAAACAATTCTTAATGGCAAGCATGGCGCTGTATATCGAAGAGGAAACAGAAAAATATAAGGCATTGGCAGGTGGAAGTTAGATGGCAAAAAAATTCAGGAATATCGGGGCGACTTTATCACTAAATGAAGGTAACTTTTTCGTTAACATCAAAAAGGCAACCTCCGAACTTGGCGGCCTCAAGAAATCTTCCTCCTCTGCCGTGGGTTCCCTAAAAAAACTGGGCGGTGCGGTATCTGCTGCCGGGAAGGTGTTCATGACTGCCTCTGCCGCCGGTGTTGCGGCAATGACAGGTTTAACAATTAAATCCCTGAATATGGCCGGAGAGTTGGAGCAGAACATTGGCGGCAGTGAAGCGGTGTTTTCAAATTTCGCCAAAACACTCCAAGATACCGGCAGCAGCGCTTTTGAAACCATGGGTCTTTCAATGTCCGACTATTTGGGCACAGCGAATAAAATGGGTGCGCTGTTTCAGGGCTCCGGCTTTACAATAGAAGAATCCCTTAACATGACCACAAGCGCCATGCAGAGAGCGGCGGATGTTGCATCGATTATGGGTATTGATGTGGATGCGGCGATGGAGGCGGTGGCAGGTGCAGCGAAAGGCAACTTTACGATGATGGATAATCTCGGTGTTGCAATAAACGATACGGCTATTAAGTCCTATGCCGCCGCTAAAGGTATCAAGACTATGGGCAAGACAATGTCCACTCAGGAAAAGGTGGGAATTGCCATGCAGATGTTTCTGGAAAAGACATCATATGCAGCCGGAAACTATGCGAAAGAAAACGATACCCTTGCCGGTTCTATTAATACGGCAAAGGCGGCATTTAAAACCTTTATGTCCGGCGCCGGCAGTGCAGAAGGAATTGCATCGGCATTTGTTAATGTTGCAAAGGTGGTATCACGAAATGTTGCGCAGCTGTTGCCCACCCTGACAAGAGGTCTGTCGGAGATTATAAAGCAGATCTCCCCGAAGATTCCTGAACTGCTGGGCAGTGTGATGCCGCAAATAACCACAGGCGCCATGTCGCTGGTAAACGGACTGGCACAAATGCTGCCCACTGTTATTGGTGTGTTAACAGATTCTCTGCCTACCCTCTTACCCATGCTGATTACCGGATTTACAGGGGTAATAAAAAAGCTTGCAACCGCCATAACATCAAACGCCCCTGCTCTGCTTAGCGGAATCGGTGAAGGTATCAAAGCAGCACTTGCAGGAACCGACCTTAAAGGTGTGGGAAATATTCTCGGAGGTGCCCTCGCAGGTCTTAGCAGTGCACTTGACGGGATTCTTTCCACTGCAACTACCGTTTATAACTTCTTTGTAAACAACTGGGGATGGCTGGCACCAATTATTGCAGGCATAACTGCCTCGGTAACTGCATGGAAAGTGGCTATGACAGCGGCAAATATCGTTCAGACCTTGGCAATTGCCCTAAACAAATCTCAGAAAAAAGAAATCGTAGCCATGACCTTTTCACAACAGTTACAGGCGGTTATGACGGGAGTGCAAACAGCGGCTACCACTGCATTTAATACAGTGCAGGGTATTATGAATGCTTTGTTTGTGGCAAGCCCCATAGGGTGGATTATACTTGCTATCGGTGCGCTTGTTGCAATCGGCGTGGTTCTATGGAAGAACTGGGACGCTGTCTGTAATGGCATAAAAGTTGCATGGGAGTGGGTAAAAACTACGGCGGTGAATATATGGAACGGCATAGCAGATTTCTTTGTGGCTTATTGGCCTTGGATATTAGGCGTTTTCACAGGCGGCATTGGTTTGGTTATAGGCTATGTCATTCAAAACTGGGATAGTATAAAAGCAAAAACTGCTGAGATTTGGAATGCGGTAAAAGAGGTATTCTCTAAGTTCTGGACGAGTATCAAGGAAACATTTACAAAAGGTATTGATAAAATAAAGGAACTATGGGAAGGACTCAAAAACTTTCTTAAGAACCCAATCAAGGGTGTTGTGAAACTGTTTAAAAAGACGGATGAGGACGAAGGCGGCAGTATTGACGGCTCACACGCAGGAGGGCTTCCCAATGTACCCTTTGACGGATATATTGCAAAGCTGCATAAAGGCGAGCGCGTGCTGACCGCGGCGGAGAACAGGAATTACAGCAAAGGGCAAGGCGGCAGTGCAGTATACAACAACGACATTAAAATATATATCAACGCAAGCGGGAAAACTGCGGACGAAGTTGTAAACGAAATCGTCCCCAAGCTGAAGCTGGCGCTTGCAAATATGTAAGGAGGTTTCAATGGATATTTATTTAAGCGTAAACAACCGTGAACAAGTCATCTGCCTGCCCGTCCTCCCTGCCGAGTTTACCATATCAAAGCCGCAGAAGAACGAGGTTTTTGAAACGGTCACGCAGGGGGAGTTAAAGCTTATTGGAAAACCTGGCTTAAAAAGCATTACCATAAGCAGTTTTTTTCCTATCCGCGATTATCCGTTCTTAAAAGACAGAACCTACAAAGGATTTGAGTATGTGTATATCATAGACAAGTGGATTGAGGCAAAGTACCCGATAAGGCTGATAATCACCGAAACACCGATTAACATGGTGTGCTGTGTGGATGATTTTCAGTATTCAATAAAAAAAGACGGTGACTTATATTATACACTTACTTTATCTGAATTTAAGTTGGTGAATACGTTATGAAAGTATATTCGGACGGAATTGATATAACACCTGCGGTAGGAAATCTGTCATGGCAGAACAGTATAGCGGAGCTTGCAACCACAATGAGTTTTGATGTGGCAAAAACAGATGCGCAGCACATAAAGATATATCTGCCAAGGGAAGGCAGTATTATTCAGATGTATACAAACGTGGAAATATTCCGAGGTATAGTGCTGACCGTTGATGACGGGGATAAAACCAAAAATACTTATACCGTTGCCGATTTTGGATGGTATTTGAATAAATCCAAAGAGACCTATCAGTTTAACAATATGCCTGCGCATAAAGCAATCCGCAAGGTGTGCAGTGACTTTAATATTGTTATTGACAGTATACCTACACTTGAAACGAAGATTACAAAGATTTATTTTGATAAAACCATATCGGAAATATTGATGGATATTCTAGAAATGTGCGGCGGTGGGTATAACCTTGACATGACGCCAAAGGGGCTGAGGATATATGAACTCGGTAGTATTTATGCCTATCCCGAATTTAGGCTGTCACCGAATACACAGCTTTTGTATTCGCCTAACCTTCGGGGAAATGTGTCCCATTCCATTTCTATTGAAGATATGAAAAACAGTATCAAAGTAATTACTGAAACTGATGGAAACTATTCCGTGAAAAAGGTGGTTCAAGACACAGGGTTAATCGATAAATATGGTCTGTTGCAGGAGGTTGTAAAGATTGATCCGAAGAAAGAGAATGCCGATACTGTGGCAAAAGTCAAGCTGGAAGAATTATCTAAAATACAGGAAAGCTATTCTTTTGAAATAATCGAGGCTATGGATAGCTATACAAGAGCGGGATATTTGATTATGGTTGACGGTTCGGATTATATGATTGAAGGGAGTTCTCACAACATCAAAAACAGTGTTCATTATGTGAAACTCGACCTGAGAAGACTTGGTTAATCTTCAAATGGACAAATGGTATATTTTGTGATATAATATTAATGTTATGGTATAGATAATCATAATTTGCGGGGGACAATATGAAGAAAAAACTTTTCATAATAACCATTTTTATTACAGTTTTACTTTTGTTATTTCCAATTCCGGTGCACTATAAAGACGGTGGAACTGTAAAATATCAAGCAGTATTATACAGCATAACAAATTATCATGCTTTAAGAGGTGTTGACGGTTACAATACTGGAATTGAAATAAAAATTTTTGGTATAACAGTTTATGATAATACAACATTTGAACAATAAATTCAAGTTTATTCGTTAGATTAATATATAATACAAACCTTAAGACGAGTACTGTATAAAGTAATCGTCTTTTTTATGTCATTTCGGAGGTGGTTTGTTTGAATGGTATAACAGAACTTGCAAAACTATTTAAGGAACGTGAAAACGCAAGTAACTATACCCCAGTTATAGGCAAGATTATAGAACTTCCGGATATTAAAATTCGCCTTAAAGACAAAGTTATATTAACCTCTTTCCATATCAAAAGTTGTATCAATTTGCTTGAAACTGACGAAAACGGCATATATATTAATCTCGGTAAGAAAGTTGTTCTATTGCCTTATGCCGATAATCAAAAATTTATTGTGGTTGGAGTGGTGCAGTGATGTTTCCTAAAACACAGGACTTGAGTGTGATTGCCGCCATAGATACGGCAGCGTCCGGCAAGTCCTTTTTGTTTGACTTTACAGCAGGCGATTTCATAATTCGCGACGGAAAGCTTGTAGAATGTAAAGGCATAGATGCAATCAAAGTTTGGATTGAGAAAATACTACGAACCGAAAAAGGAAGGTTTAGAATATATAATGACACGGACTACGGATGCAGGATTGAGGACTTGCTGGTCGGCAGTAATTATCCTGTGGAATTTATTGAAGCTGAACTTAAACGGGAAATTGAAGATGCACTGAAGCAAAACCTCAATATACTGTCGGTCTCCAATTTTAACATTGAACGCTCCGCAAGCGGAATCACAGTCAGCATGGAGGTGGAAACAAGTGACTCGGGAAGAAATACTGTCGCGATTGCTCTCTAATATTTCATCGGAGTTTGACAAATCTGTCGGCTCCTTTTTTTATGACACGCAAAAGCCTCTGGCTATTGAGCTTGAGGGTATTTATACAAAGCTAGAGGAAATCCTTTTAAACGGTTTTGCCGCAACGGCAAAGGGTGAGTACCTTGACAAAAAAGTTGCCGAACAGGGCTTAACACGCAAGGCCGCAACCTATGCGTCCGGAACGGTAGTTGTTTCTGGGACTGTCGGCTCCGTCATATCCAGTGGCGATAAGGTTGCGTCTGATACTCTTGTATTCACTGTCACGCAAACAAAATATATAGAATCTTCGGGAACGGCATCGGTAAACGTCATTTGTGACACGCCGGGCAAGCAAGGGAATGTCCCGATTGGAGCAATCAACCACTTTCCCGTTACAATCAGCGGACTTGTGTCGGTCGCAAATACCGAATCTACAAGCGGCGGCTTTGATGAGGAAAGCGATGATGAGCTTCGGGAACGGTATTTTGAAAAGGTATCCCTTCCTGCAACCTCAGGCTCAAAGTACCATTACGTTATGTGGGCTAAAGAAGTGGAAGGTGTGGGTGACGCTAAGTGTATTCCCCTTTGGAATGGTGCGGGTACGGTTAAGGTTATCGTTATCAATGCCGACAAGCAGGCGGCGGACGAGACTCTTATCAATACTGTGAAAAACCATATTGAGGTGCAGCGCCCTATCGGAGCAGAAGTTACTGTCGAAAGCGCTGTTCCGCTACACATTAATATTTCAGTTTCTCTTAACTTGGCAAACGGTGTAACAACGGATACGGCAAAACAAAAAATATCGGACTCCGTATCCTCATATCTAAAGAAAAATGCCTTTTCGGGGACATATATCTCCTATGCCCAAATCGGTGGGTGCATATTGGCGGTTGATGAAATTTTAGACTACAGCAATCTAAAAGTGAATGGCGGTACTGCAAATGTACCTATACCTGACAATGCTGTACCTGTGCTGGGGGTGGTGACTATTGCGTGAGTATTTACCTTCATATTATCGAAAATCCAAGGTAATGAATCAACTAATAGATTCACTTGAATCGGAGTATGAGAAACTGAAACAGGAAGTTCAGCTGACGGAAAATCAGTTTTTTGTTTTACTTGCAGATAAAAATATATCAAATCATGAAACTGACGTTGGGATAGTCCCTAACCCGTCGGAGGATTTAGAAACCCGCAGAGGACGAATTTTGTCAAAACTTAGAGGAACAGGAACCGTTACCAAAACCATGATGAAAAACGTGGCGGCGTCCTTTGTAAACGGTGAAATTGAGATTGTAGAATACGCGTCCGAGTATTTGTTTGCCGTCAAATTCATGAGTAAACAGGGTATTCCCTACAATCTTGCCGACATACAAAAGGTGATCGAAGATATTAAGCCCGCTCATTTGGCAGTGGAATATATATTTACCTATCGATTGTGGCAGGATGTATTGAACACACTGGCAGACTGGAACGAAACCAGAAGTTATACTTGGGAGAATTTAATGACGTTTGAAGTTATAAAAAATTTAAGAATTGTAGATTGCGTTTCATACTACTGCGGCAGCGGCGGCAATGGCATCGTGGTATGGAATGAAAACAGAGCATATGCGAGGGAGGTCGTTTAAATGGCGGAAATATTACCGAGTGACATAGGTCTTGCTACCTTTGCAGATGTGGGTGATGTAACGAACCTACGGACTAATGCCAAAGAAGTAGTGGCAGCAATTAATGAGGTCTTGGCAAACAGTGAAGGTACTATATCAGGCGAGCAGCTTTTTATGCAGGGCGAAGATAATACTGTTATCGGCGGCGGGAATATAATCTTCGGAAACGGCAACAGGGTTCTAGGGTCGGGGAATATGATTGTTGGTGACAATCATCTGGTTATTGGGTCAAGTAAAACTATAGTTGAGGGTATGGGAGAAGTATATTTTGATTGGGTGGATTTTTCTCTCAAGAGAATCTACTTTTACATTTACGAAGATGATGCAAACTTCCACCTTCAAGCAGGAGACAAAGTAGTCATAGACATCTACCAATCCTGGTGTGACCCCAACTGGGAGAATTGGATTAGCATCGACACCGGAAAATTTCTCACAACCGTTACGGAAGTTAACATGGCAAGCGGATATATCACCGTAGCAGATATCCCCTTGTCAAATGACCCGCCCGATGATATACATACTATCTTGGACTATACATATATTTCAAGCTTTTATGTACTGCGAGATGAGTATAAGATAAATGGCAACGGTTCTGTCACCATGGGGCGTAGTTCAAGCGGAACAAACAGCTTTACTGCAAATAATGGCAATGCTTCCGGCTCATCAAGTATGGCGGTAAATGGCGGAAATGCAAAAGGAATAAATTCATTCTCTTGTAACACTTCAACAGCATCTAGTTATAGTGGTTTTGCGGCCAACTCGGCATTAGTGGATCAACAATATTCATCTGCGTTTAATAACGGTAATTGCTATGGCTACTATTCCACTGCTTTTAACTATGGCCGAACGGCGGGAAGGGCAATAAAGTGTGTTTCAATGTCCGTTACGGCAAAAACACTTACTGCTGCAAACGGTGAAAACTTATCTGGGCTTACCGGGAAGAAGGTGCTGATCCGATATAGAAATAACGGTAACAGCATTATACACACGGTCGCGGATGTGGTAGGTGTATCCGGTCAGACAATCTACCTATCAAGCGATACATACCTTGGATGGGGCGGTTATGGCGAGGCTTTAATCAGTGATGGATATGTGTTTAGGATAGAAGGCTCAAACGGATATAACCTTGCCAGCGGATATGGTATGGCAGGGGGTTCTTATACACAGGCCCACGGACTATACACCATAGCTGCCCATACCGGAGCTGTAACATACGGAAAATACGGAACAAGCCCGGAGGAATATTCATGGAGCCTTGCAAACGGCACATCCTTAGCAAGCCAAGGGTTAGCGGTAAAAATACTTCAAAACGGAGATATCCATGCAGATGGAACTCTCTCATCACCATGTGCGGACTATTCGGAAATGTTTGAATGGCAGGACGGAAATCCAAATAACGAGGTCAGAGCCGGATACTTTGTTAAGCTTGTGGGCGATAAAATAGCCCTTGCTGATGAGTTTGACACACCGCTTGGCGTTATTTCAGCCATGCCGGCAATTATCGGTGACAGCGGCGAGATGCATTGGCATGGAAAATATGTAACCGATGATTTCGGGCGGATAAAATATCATGATGTGGTTATTCCTGAGGAAAAAGATGACGAAGGAAATATCATTGTTGAAGAACGTATAGAGCGCCAACCAATGCTCAATCCCGAATGGGATAGTACGCAAGAATACATCCCAAGGTTAAAGCGGCCAGAATGGGCAACGGTGGGTGTGCTTGGAAAGCTGATTGTTTATGATGAGGGAACACTGCAAAGCGGAGATTTATGCAGGTGCGGTAAAGACGGCAATGCGATAAAGTCAATTAACAACGGTTATCCTGTTTTGAAACGTATAGCCGATGATAAAGTGTTAATCTGGTTTCGGGGGTGATTTAAATGCCTAAAGCAACGGAAAACTATGGTTTTAAGAAACCACTGTATAATGAAAATGCAGATGTGGCCGTGCTGAATGAAAACATGGATATTATAGACGAGATTTTGACTCCATCCATTTCCGCAAATACTGCCCCTACCTCTGTTTCAAAAGGCAAGCTGTCTACAGTACTTGGATGGTTTGCAAACCGAATCAAAGCGATTACGGGAAAAAGCAGCTGGTACACAAACCCTTCGGTGTCGCTGGAGGACTGCAAGAATCATATTCAAAGCGGTACTCATGCCAATGCTACCGTAGCCTCAAGCGGTTTCATGAGTGCAGGTGATAAGCAAAAGCTTGATTATGCCACGAGTGAATATACCGCGAATAGATTAATTTTGCGAGATTCATATGGCAGGGCGAAAGTGCAGACTCCCTCCAACTTTTACGACATAGCCCATAAAGGTTATGTGGACAGCAATTTCGTTCAGAAAAATACAGATACCACCATGTCTGCAAAGCTTACGGCACAATCCAACACCGCATATTCAACCAAACAGGTGCGAAATATCGTCATATGGACTTCGGGAGACACTCCTCCTTCCACTTCCAACGGCGATATTTTGATAAAGGTGTTTTAACTATGAGCAGAACAATTTCTTTCAAATATGATTATCCTTACTGCGGCTACAGTGAAAGGGCAAAGTACGGTAACCAATGGTCCGAGAGTAGGGCTACCTTAAACGGATGTTATACTTATCCCATGGTGTTTAACAATACTGTTCCCGGTGTAAGGCATATAAAGATAGATATTGAAGTAGAAAATACAGGCTCGGGAACGATATATGGCCGTTCGTGGGACTTCATGGTGTACCGACAAAGCTACGGCTGGGTTGATATTCATACCTTCACCATGCCGTCAGATGGATTATACACCATTGATTGTGACATACCGAATTACAATATTACGAGATTTGCAGTTGTGCCTACGTCAAATCCCGGCAGCAGCAGAACATGGGAAAGCTGGTTTGATGTTGAACAGTTGACTATTACCGAAAGTATAACAACTACGGATTTATTTACGGGAGAGTTCCAATATGGTATATTCCCCAACCGTTACGGTATAACCCGGCGTGTCAATGAAGTGTATGTAAATATAGGCGGTGTGCTGACCAAGGCAAAAGATATCATGGTAAACATTGATAGTACTCTCGTTTCCTTACCAAAGGTTTACTCGGGGTACTTTAGGTCAACCTCGGAGCAGATGAAGGTGTTTGAATTTACCCCAGCGGAAACTGCAAGGTATATGATTACACAAAAATGGATCTCGGGTGACCATGAGCTAAGACTATATGACAGCAGCTTTAATCAAATATCCGACGGCTACTTTTATTCACAGGCTTTCGCACTAAACAGCGGAAGCCTTTATTATATATCGGCAACACATTATTACTATAACAGTAATGTAGGTGAAAGCTACCTGCAGATTTACAAGGAGGGCTAATATGGAAAAGCTAAAATATTTATATGGCGGAATCACAAGCTTCTTTGCATACATTTTCGGCGGCATGGACAGTCTGATGGCTGTCCTTTTAATTTTAATCGTAATTGATTTAATAAGCGGATTTATTAAAGCGTGGGTAAATAAGGAGTTTAAATCGAGCAAGTTTTATATGGGCGGTGTAAAGAAGGTTGGAATACTGCTGATTGTGGCACTTGCCACACAGCTTGATACTTTAATGGTTGGCGAAACTGTGGTTTTCAGAGTTGCCGCAATCACCTATTACATTGCAAATGAAGGGTTTTCAATACTGGAAAACTGGGGCGCTTTGGGTCTTCCTCTTCCCAAACAGTTGAGAAATGCACTTGCAAAGCTAAAGGAGGATGGCGATGACAATCAATAAGAAACAGATTTCATACAACCGAACAAAACGAAGTCAAAGGCCCCTGTATATCGTGATTCATGATACGGGAAACCCCGGCAAAGGTGCCAATGCCAATGCACATTTTACTTACTTCAACGGCGGGGACAGGCAATCCTCTGCTGATTTTTTCGTGGACAGCACACAGGTTCTGCAGGTCAACGACTATAACACTTACTATACATGGCACTGTGGCGACGGCAAGGGCAAAAATGGAATAACAAATTCCAATTCCATAGGTATTGAAATCTGTGTCAATTCAGACGGCAACTACGATGTTGCTTTTCAAAATACGGTTGCATTAACAAAACATCTAATGACAGAACTAAATATATCCATTGACCGTGTTGTCCGTCACTATGATGCAAGCGGTAAAAACTGCCCTGCATCTATGAACAAGAACAACTGGGCACTGTGGGATACCTTTAAAGCACAGCTTATTTTAAATACCGAACTGACAAGAGTAAATGATATTGTATGGGAACTTGCACATAGAGGCATTGTTTCAGACAAATCACTATGGTTAAATAAGCTGGAGCAAGACCAAAACGCATATTGGCTGGCAAGAAAAACAGTAAAATACCTTCAGGGCAAAGGGGTGTAAATTATGACGAAGGAGCAGTTTCAGCGTGAAAAGAATTATAGAGTTTCGATTTGCATATTGAAATCACTTTTAAATAACGGTATCATTTCTAAAAAGGACTACCGAAAAATTGATACAAAATTAGCACAGAAATACCGCCCTGTTTTCGGCAGTTTATAAGCCTTTAAACCTTGATGTAATGCTGATTATACGCTATACTCTGACATGAAAATCAAGGGTTTGAGGTGAGAAAAATGGCAAGGAAAGTTATAGCAATGCCTCTACGCAAGGATTGGGGCTTTGACCGTAAACGGGTGGCTGCTTATGCCAGAGTTTCAAGCGGCAAAGATGCAATGCTGCATTCTTTGTCGGCACAGGTGAGCTATTACAGCAGTATGATTCAGTGTCGGCCCGACTGGATTTTTGCAGGAGTTTATTCCGATGAGGCAGTAACGGGAACTAAGGATTCAAGAGTTGAGTTTCAGCGAATGCTTTCTGATTGTGAGGCTGGTAAGATCGATATGATTATTACCAAGTCCATCAGTCGCTTTGCAAGGAATACGGTTACACTTCTTGAAACTGTACGCAGACTGAAGGAAATTAATGTTGACGTTTATTTTGAAGAACAGAATATTCATTCTATCAGTGGGGATGGTGAGCTAATGCTTACTATCCTCGCTTCTTTTGCTCAGGCGGAAAGCCTGTCGGTATCGGAAAACTGCAAATGGCGTATAAGAAATAAGTATAAAGAAGGCATTCCGAACACATTTAGTATTTTGGGTTATGATGTATCAAGAGGGCAGTTAACCGTAAACCAAGCAGAAGCCGAAACGGTAAAAATTATTTTTTCGGATTATTTGAGTGGTCACGGCAGGTTGGCTATCGCAAACAAACTAAATGAACTGGGTCTTAAGACAAAACAGGGTAAGGAATGGGATTCAAGAAAAATACGCGATGTTTTAATCAATGAAAAATATGCAGGAGATTTACTTCTGCAGAAGGTTTATGTTCATGACCATCTTGAAAAGAAAAATGCTGTGAACGATGGAGTTCTACCTCAATATTATATAAGTAATAACCATGAACCGATTATTGACAGGAGAACTTTCGAGGCTGTTCAAATGGAACTTGAACGAAGGTCTAAAATTTATAAGTCAAGTAACACCTCAGTTTCATATCCGCTCACGGGTAAAATAAAATGCGGGATTTGCGGTAAAAACTATCACCACAAAATCAATAACGCAGGAACAAAATATGCTAATCCTGTTTGGATTTGCTCCACTTACAACACAAGGGGTAAAAAACATTGTCCATCAAAGCAGATTCCCGTAAATATTCTTGAAGAGATAGTTAGAAAGTTTGATAATGAACCCATAGAGATTACAGCATATCCGAAAAATAGACTTAAATTCGTTTTTAAAGATAATACCGAACTCGAAACAACATGGCGGGATAAAAGCCGTAAATGGACGGACGAAATGAAAGAAAAAAATTATCATAACTTACGAAAGGGGAAAAACCATGAGTGTTGCAAGGAAAATGACCGTGATACCCGCAATACCGAAAATTGCGGTACATAATAATTCTTCCGTGCAGAAAAAACGTGTGGCAGCCTATGCCCGTGTTTCAACTGATACAGAGGAACAACTTTCAAGTTATGAGGCACAGGTAGACCATTATACAAATTATATAAAAAATAATGATTCTTGGATTTTTGCAGGGGTTTACACAGATGAAGGCATTTCAGCAACCAACACCAAGCGTCGTGAGGGGTTTAAAAGGATGATAAACGATGCCCTAAGCGGTAAAATCGACCTTATAATTACAAAGTCTGTATCAAGGTTTGCAAGAAACACCGTAGACACCTTAACTACTGTCCGTAAGCTTAAGGAAAAAGGCGTTGAGGTGTACTTTGAGAAAGAAAATATTTACACCTTGGACAGCAAGGGCGAACTTCTGATTACTATAATGTCCAGTCTTGCACAGGAAGAAAGCCGTTCCATTAGCGAAAATGTTACTTGGGGCCAAAGAAAGCGATTTGCAGACGGTGAAATTAATTTGCCCTATAAACATTTTCTTGGATATAAAAAAGGTGATAATGGACTTCCCGAAATTATTGAAAGTGAAGCTAAAATTGTGAGAATGATTTATAAAATGTTTTTGGAAGGTAAAACACCGTCATTTATTGCAAAGCATCTGACGGAGCAGATGATTCCAACACCTGCAGGTAAAAAAGTTTGGCAGTCAAGCACTGTAGAGAGTATTCTCACGAATGAAAAGTACAAAGGCTCGGCACTACTGCAAAAAACCTTTACCGTGGATTTTCTGACAAAAAAGAAAAAGGTCAACGAGGGCGAAGTTCAGCAATATTACATTGAAAAAAGCCACCCTGCTATTATACCTCCTGAAACATTCGACCTGGTACAGATTGAGTTTCAAAAAAGAAAAGGAAAACGTACAAGCACTGCTGGGGTGTTTGCCAGTAAGATAGCCTGTGGTGATTGTGGTGGTTTCTACGGTAGTAAGGTATGGCACTCCAACAGCAAATACCGAAGGGTTATATGGCAGTGCAACAGAAAGTTTAAAAACAAGGAAAAATGCTCCACTCCCCATTTCACCGAAGAACAGCTGAAATGGATATTTGTTGATGTTTTTAATTCAACCATAGATAACCGGAAGGAAATAATTACAACGGTCAATGAACTGATCAGTGCCCTTGCCGATACAAGCAGCATTAATAAACAGATAGAAAAGCAGCAAGCAAAAGTTACATCTGCCGCAGAAAAGATAAAAATATGCGTCGACGAAAACCGAAGGTATGCTTTAAATCAGGAAGAATATGAAAGGCGTTATCAGCAGGCGGCAGATAAGTACAAGGATGAAGACGCAAAGCTTACGGAACTCGAAAAAATGCGAACAATGCAGATTTTCAAGCAAAAGGAAACACAGAAACTGCTTGATACCTTAAACGAGAACAATGCCCTTATATCCGAATTTGATGAAAGCCTGTTTTACAGCTTGGTGGATGTCATAACCGTGGAATCCGATAAGGAAATGGTTTTCAAGTTTAAAGACGGCTCGGAAATACAATGGAATATAAATAAGATAGCTAATACCCACGGTAATGTTTGAATACATACTGTGGGTATTTTTTTGTGCAGTCTTTAACCAAACTTTAGTTGGTGCGATAATGGACAAATTTGGAAAGGTGTGATATAATAATGTTAATTATAGCTTTTAATAATAAAAGCTATCAGACTGTAGACAAATGAGGTATCGAAAATGTGATTTTTTGATACCTCATTAATTTTTCTATGAAATTCAATGTTTTTGAAAATGAGTGTAGCAAAATGGACGGTAGCAACCCATTCTTCTTTTTCCATTTTGCCAGTTTCTTTAAATTCATGCACGCAAAAGTGAGCATGACCTGCATTTTAACCTTAGCCATGCCTCTGAATTGCGTATATCTCATAAAATGCTTTTCTTTTGCATCAGCAAAAATTCGCTCTATTGTCTGAGAACGCAAAGCATATATTTCTTTGCCTTTTGGGGAATGTCTCACATCTTCTGCAAGTTCCATGTAGTCATCCCAAACGTGCATTGTTACTACTTTTACAAAATCCTTGCTTTCTGTGCATTTATATCTTGATGGGCAATCTTTGCATTGATAAGCCTTGCTTTTGTATTCCCTATAGCCATCTCTGTTTGTGGTTGAATAACTTAATACCTGATTTTCCGGACATATTATACAATCATAGAATTCATCGTACACATATTCGTATTTTTTGAAAAATCCTTTTTTGGTCATTGGGCGTTTGTATGGGGTAGTTGCTAATTGCTATCAAATATCTGCTTCATTATCCAAGGTGTTTTGTATCCGCTATCTATTGCTACCATTTCAATTTCAGGAAACTTGGTTAATACATTTTTATATAATCCGTCAAACATAACGCTATCGTGTACATTCCCGGCAGATATATCAACATCTAATATTGATAGAATGCGTTAATACGTTTCAGAAACAATATCTCGAAAGGCAAAAACCGCTTGTTATGCAGACTATTTGGAAAACGAAAGGGCAATCTCCTTTGCTTGCGGATAATGCCTTTGATATTTTCGTGTGGAGCGACTATGCTTTTACTCGTCTGTTTCTTGATAATAATAAACCTGACAAGGGCGGTAAAACAAGCCGTCCGATGAGAGCTTCCGCAAAACTGGCACGCTGCCTATGGGAACTTTCTAAGTCAGGTAAAATCCAACTTGGAGAAATTTATCGACAAATGGCATTTGATAAGCAAACTGACAAAGAATTCTCCATAAATGGACAGACATGGCGTAAATATGTATCATCACAGCGAATCTTAAAGCCCATGTTACCCAAAGAGGTGGTAAATGAAATCATCCAACCAGGGTACATAGAGCATCTGCGCCCTGAACGTAGATTTGATCAGACATTGTATTTTACTACACAGGCGTAACATCGGAAAGCCTTATTTGTGCTGTTGGGTTAGAATTTCTCACCCTTTTTGAAAATAAAAAGACCATAAAAAAACTATAAAAAACACAATTAAATCTTGACAAAACAATCATATAGTAGTAAAATAAGGTAAGTTGGATGAAATTAGGGACTTAATTTGGCAATTTTATAGTTTGTAGCATTTGTTTTTTGTGATAGTGTCTGGTAATTACTATATATTTTTGGATATTATAAAACAGGTTCGCCATCATACATTCTGGATGTGTTAAGTTTGTTCATGACTGTTTGGTAACCTAAAGAGGGGGAAATCGTCTTGGATGCTCTTTCCTTCGCAAAAGATAAATTTTACATTTTTAGTCGCTGCATTGTTTGTCTAAGGGTTCATATGCTTTACGGAAAAAGTTATATATGTAAATACATAGCTTCTTTTACTACGTCCATACCGTACTTTGCCTCACACCGAAAAACTGCATCTATAAAAGCTGCAAATAAAAAGCCCTGATTGGTATTCATTATAATATTAAGCAGAGCTTTTGTGTGTTTATAGAAGATTCTTAATTGATAAAAGGAGAGAAAGCATTTATGAAAAGAAAAGTAATATCACTATTGGTGGCTTTATGCATCATTCTGCCCTTACCGTCTCTTTTTGCATCAGAAGCCGGTAACATACAGATTATATTTGAAGATATCACCGAAACCGATACTACAGCACTATTGGGGGAAGCAAAAATCAAGGTTAGTGTAAAGGGGGCGGCAGAAAATGTGTCCATTGCACAAATAGCGCTTGAATTTGAAGGTGACTTAAAATATAAATCCATTCAATTTCTAAAGGGTGAAAATAATCCACCGCAGGGTGTTTTGTATTCGCCAAATGCGGCACAAACAAATGCTACAAAAAAACTTATGCCAAGCATTATATCAAATAGTTTTTTGAAATTTGAAGATGTAACGCCATTATTCATTCTCACTTTTGCTGGTAATGCAGGTGAAATAGTGACCCTTAAGGCGAATGACTTTGATAACACATATTGCACGGTAGGCGGCGTAGATTTCAAGCCGACACAAAGCGCATCCTTGCAGGCTACTGCAAGCACTAAGCAAAATGCCGGTAAAAAGGCAATCATCAAGCTTGTGATGGACAAAGTTACTGACTTTGTTGGAGGAAGCACAGATGAAGGCTATAATGGGAGCGGTGTTGAAGTTAAAATCACGAGTGTAAACACAAAAGGCTACACTGTTTATACCGTTCTTAACAATACCCTTGTTTCAAAGGGTGGGCATCGTGAAAACGTAAGTATGCCCACATTTACGGTAGAGAATGAAGTCCTTGCAGATGATACATATACGGTTGAAATTTTCGGTATTGGTTATGTTCCCTACAGAGAAACGGGCATTACATTTAATACACCTATAGAGATTTCAAACAGCCAATTCATACCCGGTGATGTAAACGGTGACGAAAAGGTAGACAGTGAAGATAAGTCAGCCGCAAATCTGCTCATATCAAATAATGAATATAGCGAGGCAGCCGATTTTAATCGTGACGGCAAAGTCAATCTATATGACATGCTTGTCTTTAGCGGAATTGAGGATGGACAAGCAGCTCCATCCAAAATGCCAAAACCGTCTGCAACGGGCGGGGATAAAAAAGGAAGGGTCACATGGACAAAACCGGCCGATACAGTAGTAACCGGATATATAATTCAGTATGGCACAAACAATACAAATCTTTCTAAAAATATAGAAATGGAAAATGCTGACACTACAAGTACTGATATAACAGGGCTTTCTGCCGATACCACATACTACATTCGAATAGCTGCAAAAAATGCGGGTGGCATAGGGGATTATTCGGATATCGTAAGCTTTAAAACCAATTCAGGAAGTAATGACGGTGGCGGAGGTTCCGCTGGCGGCGGTGGTTCTGCCGGTGGCGGTGGTGGTACCGTTGGTGTTGGCGATGGTTCCGTTGGCGGCGGTGACGAATCGACATCTGCTCCTGCTACCCCTACGTCCGCAGGGGAATTTATTGACCTTGGCAGTTATGAATGGGCAAAAGATTCTATTTATAAGTTAAAAGAAAAGGGCATCATAAGCGGCGTAAGTGAAACAGAATACGCTCCTGCAAATAATATTAAGCGCGGCGATTTTATTCTGATTTTAACAAGAATGCTCGGAATTTCGGGAAATGCTGATGAAAACTTCGATGATGTTCCCCAAGAGACTTACTATTATGATGCCATAAGTGCAGCAAAAGCAGCCGGCATTGCAAGCGGCGACGGAAAAAGCTTTATGCCGGAAGCAAGCATTACAAGACAGGATTTAATAACGCTTGCATATCGGGCTTTCCTTAGCAAGGGTTATATAAACGAAACAACCGACCTTGCATCGATTGATGTATTTAGTGACAAATCAGAAATCTCGGATTATGCCAAATCTCCGCTTGCTTCAATGGTAAAGGCGGGCATTATAAAGGGCTCCGATGGAAAGGTAAACCCGAAAGGGAACGCAACAAGGGCGGAGGTTGCGGTAATGTGTGCCCGATTGCTTGAGTTAATGAAATGATGCGGATACAAATATGTTCAGCTTAAAAAGCTGTTTATATAATGCACACTCAACAAACAAAGGGCGAATTGTACTAAGGAGGTCAACCAGCAAAAGAAGGGGGGATTCGCAACAAATTGCATAGCCGAAGCAACATAAAAAAATTAAAAGAAAGAAGGAGAATTATGAAAGGTAAAAAACTAATAGCCGCTCTGATAGCAGTGGCAATGGTGCTGAGCACCATGACGTTTACGGTTTTTGCGGAAGAAACTGAAACTGTTGCAGCGATAGAAGATACTGAATTTGCAACAAACTCCGATGCCGCTGAAGAATTGACTACCATGACAGTGGAGGAGGAGACGTTCGACGACAATTTGCTGCTTACAAAGGAAGGCGGCACAGTTCTTGAGGAAGGAACAGATTACACTGTTTCTTACGGAAGCTATTATTACAATGGCACCCATCAAGCCTATAAGATTTACAACATTAAATCAAGCGTTACTGACATTACAATCAGCGGCGGTGTTGCTTACAGCCATGACTGGTATCCCACAATGTTTTTCAAGAGCAACGTTGTCATCGCATCCAATACGATAGCGAATATTATTTTGGACGATGTGGTACTGGGAGCAATACAGGTTGGCAGCAATTCTTCTGCAACATTTACCTTGGTAGGCGACAATAATGTTAGCTCTATTGCCGGTGAGAGTACTTCTCAGCTGATCTTTGAGGGTGAAGGCAGCTTGACCAGCGATCATATCGGTGGCAAAAGTGTTTATGGATCAGATGTAGGGTGCCCTGCAATCACCATCAATAGCGGTACCTATACTATTACTCCCAGCAGCAGCTATGCTGCGGCAATCGGCGGCGGTCAGAGCAGCAGTGCCACTAACGGCATTACCATCAATGGCGGAACCATTATCGCAACCAGCAACTATGGTGCGGCAATCGGCGGCGGCCAGAATGGCATGGCTGAGAATATGACTATCAACGGCGGAACCATTACAGCAACCAGTAGCTACGGCGCGGGCATCGGCGGCGGCCAGTATGGTGTTGCCGAAAATATTACCATCACTGGTGGTAATATCACTGCATCTGGCAGCTACGGTGCGGGCATCGGCGGCGGCCAGTATGGTAATGCTAATAATATCACTATTTCCGGAGGTGTTGTAAATGCCTTTGCAAGAAGCGGCGCGGCCATTGGCAGCGGCGTATACGCGAATGCCACAAATATTCGGATTATCGGCGGCACTGTGACTGCAAATGTTGAAAGCCAGAATTCTTATGTCGGTGCAGCTATTGGTTCCGGTTCGCCAAGCTATGATACCGCCTCCACAACCGCAAGCGGTATTACTATTGAGAATGCAGATGTCACAGCATCCACTTCCGGTAAAACTCCTTTTAGTGTAGCTTTTGCGGGGAATGCTGTCGGCTGCGGCTATTTCTACAATGGCAGCACAACAGTGACTGCACAGGCAACAAATGTTTCCATAAAGTGCGGCACGTATTCCTCAGATATTAATGCATATACTGCAAACGGCTATTATGCAGCAAGGAAAGCCGAGGGCGTGTATGAAGTAGTTCAGGCTTCCGCCACTGTTGTAGACACTGCTAAGTCCTCCGGCGTACAGGTAACATTAGACAACCTTGAAAAGAATGATGACATTGATCCTTCGAAAGAGGTAACATATCAGTTAGTTGTTAAAAGCCTGTCTGTTAATGACAAGGAAGCTGTTACGGCAGCAGCCACCGACCCGACTAAAACGGTTATCGCATTTGATTTCTCAGTACAAAAGATTGAGGACGGTAAGAGTGAAGAAGTTACCGTGACAAATCAGAGGGTAACCATTACGCTTCCCACCCCTGTGACAGACCCGTCAACCCTTAAGATTTATCATATTAAGAACGGCGCTGTTGTAGGTGACCCGATTGAAGGCGATGATATAACAATCATAGATAGCAAAACAATTTCATTTATAGCTCCGTCCGTCTCAACCTACGCTGTTGAATATCATGCAACCGCTTTGGCGGAAGCTCAAATTACAAAGAACGTGAAAGTTGAGTTTGAGCAAGTTGTCGGCAAGGCTGATGAATATGATATAGTTTTGAAGGCAACAGATGCAGGCGGTAAATATATCAACGGTCTAGTGTCCGCAGATCTGACATTTGCCTTAAACAGCGCAACGCCTCTTAAATACACAATTGAGGGCGCGGCAAACGTTAACGTCCTTAATCAAGGCAACGGCAGATTTGCATTCAATTTCGACGGCATTGGTGCAAGCTGTGCATCAGGAGAAGCAATCAATATAGGTAAAGTTAAATTTGAAGGCTACTGCAATAATGCAGCTTTCGAGGTGGTTAATGCTGCAACCAACATTGTGAACACAACAAAAGCGGCGGATGGACTTGTTGATAAATATGATGCTAACGGTGACGGCATAACAAAAGGATTACTTGACCGTGGCACGGGAATTGCAGACATTACATTAGAAACGGTAAAGAAAGACCTTACAATTGTCATAGACTTCCCGAATGCTGTTGAAGACCAGATAAAAGCATATCAGGATATGAAAGTGACAGTTACAGGAACAGACATCACACCTATTGTTTATGAGCTTGGTGCTGACAGTGAAGCTCTTGCGGACGGAAAATATACCATTAATGTTGATGACACTTTAGTTAAGAACTTCACCTATACAGTAACTGTAAGCGGCGCAGGTTACAGGACAGCTTATTACAATGTAAATATGACAGGAGACAAGGTACTCAACTTCTGGAACAACGCAAAAGATAATGCAGTTGTTGTTGAAGAGGGCAATGCCTCTTCCGCAAGAAATATAACCTTCCTTGCGGGTGATATTGTGAAGGACAGCAACATCAACATTTATGACTTGTCAGCAGTAGTTTCATATTTCGGCATGATCGACTTAACCGGCGATGCGGCAACATACAAATATGCGAAATATGACCTGAACCGAGACGGAAAGATAGACTCAAAGGATGTAGCCTATGTGCTCGTTTCCTGGGATAACTAATTAGATCTATTCCTATTAAGAGGTGCGGAATTATCCGCCCCTCTTTCAAAGGACACAAAGCTATTTGTGTCCTTTGAAAGAGGGTTATCTAAATCCTTCTTGCATCGATAAAAGTATTTTAAATAAAGGAGATTCTGGTTTATGATTCATAAAAAAATTCTTTCATCATTATTATGTGTCGCTATATTTATAACACTATTGCCTGTTAGTGTTATATTTGCTGATAATAACAAATCTTTGCGTACCGTATATCTGCACGCACAGGGGGAAAATCCACAGGAAACAAAGGATGTAAGCACTGTGTATATGGGCGATACTACGGAAGTTTTTTTCGCTGTGGATAATCCCAATAAAGGTCTTTATGAAAACGGTGAGCATAAAGAACCACAATACGATATGAACGGATATACTGTTAAAATATATTTTGACCCTATGTATTTTGATTTTGTATCAAGTGGCAATACCCCTATAGATTATACAGTTCCAAACACCAATCTCGACGAAAGCAATACTGGTGAGGAATTGGGGGAAGAAGTGCCTATCGAGATTGGATATTTTGTATATCGTCAAGGGAGTGATACCAAGTCTATCAATGGCAAGAATTATAAAACCGCATATATAACCGTATTTTTTAGTGGAGCTTTTCTACCCCAAAAGGACGATGAGGCACTTTGGTATAATCTTTGCAAATTGCCGCTTACACCTCTTAAAACAGGAAGCACCGATGTATTTATTGACACCTCCGGTGATGAAAACAACTACACATTAGAACTTTTTGCAAAAAACCAGTCTGACGATATAAATGACCAAACCTTTCAATATACAACGATTAACGGAGGCTATCACCATATTGTCATAAAGGACAAATCAAAGCCTACTCCTCCTGTTTCAACTCCTCAGGCAGGAAGCTATACTGAAAAACAAAATGTGGAGCTTACTGCTGAAAGTGATTGCAAAATTTATTACTCAACGGATAACGGACAAAATTATACAGAATATATCTCGCCTATCGAAATCGAGGTTACAACAACAATTAAATGTTACACGAAACGGGAGATAGATGGCAAGGAAAGCGATACAGTCAATTACACATATGAAATTTTGCCAAAAGCTCCTTTCCTATTTAAAGATAACAATGGCTCAAAAGATTTGATACCGAATATCTATAGTGAAGAGGATAATTTTACTGTTTACGCTACTGATAAAGATAGTTTTGGAGAAATAGAAGATGAATGCGAAATTTACTATACCTTTGCAGACCTTTCTACGGATGTCATAACCGATGGCGAAACAAACCCTCAAACACACTGGGTTAAACTTGACAAACTGACTCAGGGCATAAATATAGATAAAAATCAAACCGTAAAGCTTGTTACAAGTAAGATGGGTGAACTTTCAGATGTTTCTTGGTATTACCTTAGAATAAAACCCGCAAAAGTCGTTGCAAACTACAATTCGGGTGAATATGATAACAAAATTGATGTCACTCTTTCTTGTGCCACAACAGGAGCAAAAATCTTCTATACCCTCGATGGAAGCGACCCGATATCAAACGGAATAGAGTATGAAGACCCTATTACACTTGCAAAAGATACAACCCTTCGCGCTGTAGCCAAGCATGACAATGAAAACAGCCATATTTCATCATACTATTATATTTTCAATTTCTATGATGACTATGGGGTAGATGCATTCTATCCGGCAGGCGTTTATGAAGGTCGTGTTAACGTAACTCTAACGCCAAACAACCCCGAAAATACTGTTCAATACAGTACAGACGGAGGGAACGTTTGGAATACATACGCAAATGTTGTTTTAGTTGATAAAGACACCATCATTTTAGCAAAAGCTGTTGACAAAAACGGTCAGGA